CAGTTCGAGTTAATGCACACCGGAGTTTGACAGATGGCAGACGTTTCAGTCACAGCAGCCAGTGTCGTCAAGACCACCACGACCGTATTTGCAATCGGTGTGGCCGGTGGCACTGTGACTGCTGGGCAGCCCGTTTATCAAGACACAGCGGCGAGCAATAAGCTGAAGCCGGCAGATGCTGACGTGTTGGCATCAAGCAAGGTGGCGGGAATTGCGTTGCATGGTGCGAGCGATGGCCAGCCTTTGCAGTATGCGACCGGCGGCAACCTGACGTTTAATTCTGCCTTCACCGTGGGGCAGGTGTACGTTGCGAGCACGACCGCAGGCGGCATTGCACCGTACAGCGATTTGGCAACCGGTGACTTCGTCACGATTCTGGGCGTGGCAACCACCGCCACAAATCTGAAAATTGGTATTCTCTACTCCGCAACCGCCAAGCCTTGAAGGATAAACAGCAATGGCAGCAGGCACAGTGTTCAGTGGTAAGGACATGACGTTCAAGATCGGCAGCCCGTTGGTTGAAGAACCACACTCCGGACGCTGGGAAATCACGCTGACATCCAACAGTGGCAAGTACGCCAGCAACAGCACCAGCGGCTGGCGGAAGTCGGTCAAGGGCACGCGCGAATGGTCGGGCACAGTCCGCATCATGCTTCACGATGGCGAGGCCATGCCGTTCGTTCTCAATGACGAAGTGGCAGCACAGTTTCACGCTGACAGCGATGATTACATCAGCGGCACAATTCTGATCACCGAAGTCGGGCCGATCACGCTGGACGCTGACAGCGGCGACCCGGTGGCGATTGACTACAAATTTTCTGGACAGGGTGCGCCAGCAGCAAGCGGCACCGCGTTTGACGTTGTCTAATTTTAAGGAGTTGCAACCGTGGCGGACGGTTTATTCAATCTCTGCAGTCGGCGGACTGTGGAGTTGACGAAGGACGACAGAACGTATCGGCTGGCATTTCGCACGCTGGCCGATTACGCACTCAAAGAGGCTGCGATTGTCCAGACGACCGGCAGCCCGTACAACGGGCTGGAAGCGATTGCGGACAGTCGTGTGCGATCTGAGGCGTTCAAAATTGCGGCGGACATTGCGGCACGTCCATTGATTGCCACAATGGAGGATGAGGAACGGTTTGACCGTTCGTTTCGCGGTCTGGCGTGGTCAGTCTGGCGGGCATTGTGTGTCAATCATCCGGATGAATTCCCGCCGAATGTCAGCAACACGCAAGGCATTCAGTTGGGGTGCGACTTCATCGCATGGTTTGGTGACGTGCGGCGAATTGTCGAAGCCGTCCACAAGGTCGAACAGAAAGATTCGCTGGGAAACTGAAACCGCCTGGGCAACCAGGCGCACCGATGCAGACGCGGCGCACCGTTCCGTGGGCTACGGTGTTCCGTGGGTTGTGCGAGAAGTACCACTGGACACCGGACACCGTCGCAAGTCTGACCATGTACCAAGCGTTGATTTATCTGGGCTACTGGGCACCTGAGGACATCTTTCAACAGAAAACAGTCTGATGGCAATCACGATTCAGGAAGCACAGGTAATCTTCTCCGCGGACGGCATGAAGGCCGTCCAGACGGAAGCCGGCAAAGCCGCAACAGCCATGCAGTCAATTGCCAGCAAGGCAGGCGCGGCTGGTAATGCACTGTCTGGCCTTCGGGGTGCGTTCAGCGGGTTGGGCGGAATACTGGCCACGGTCGGGGCGACGACCGGAGCCGTCAAGATGCTGCAGTTGTCCGCAGACGCAGAGACCACAGCGATTTCGTTTGAGGTCCTGCTGGGATCTGTCAGCAAGGCGAAAAAGACGCTGGAGGATTTGCGAGCACTCGACAAGAAAACCGTGTTCGGTTTGCCGGATTTGGCCGCGGCACAAAAGTTGATGTTGAATTTCGGCATGGGGTCCGAGGAAGCCTTCACGACGCTGACGCAATTGACGGAGGTGGCACAGGGCAACAGCGAACAGTTGATGCTGTTGGCGCGTGGTATGGCGCAGGTTAAAGCGGCTGGCCGTCTGATGGGGCAGGAAGCCAACCAGCTGATCAACAGCGGATTTAGTCCGCTGTTTGAGATCAGTAAAATGACGGGCCGGAGCATGTCCGATTTGAAAAAGGACATGGAAGCCGGATTGATTTCGTTCGATATGGTCGCGAAGGCGTTGGAGGGCCTCACCACAGGCAGCGGACGACTGGCCGGCATGAATGATCGACTGGCCGCGACAACAGCCGGAGCGTACAGCAAATTCAAAACAAACGTGGAGATGACAGCCATTGCAATCGGTTCGGCATTGTTGCCAGAACTGAATGCGATGCTGGACGCAGTCAACGGCACGTCAGAGAGTTTCAACGGCGTTGGGGCTGGGGCATCGTTGTTTGTGGCGAACGCAAAGGCAATGTTTCAGTCATTGCAAGACAATCTGGCAGACTTCGCAATTGTGGCAACAGTCGCATTGCAGCAGGTTCCGAACACATTGCAGTTGATGTTTCAGGACGTGAAAACGTGGATCGGTCAATTGATCGAATACGCGGCATCTGCCGGGGTATCCATTGCAAGCCGTCTCAGCCCGTCGGTATTGATGGGCAACGCCGAAGCCGTCCCAATGCCCACACTGGAGTTTGCGGCAAGCCAGAGCCGCGGCAGTGCGATTGAGGCTGTGACAGATGAATTAGAGCTTGCCCGTCGATTGCGAATCGAGGCACGGCAGGAGGCAGGCCGGAAGAATCTGGAGCAGCAGCGACAGATGGCACAGACGCAGCAGGACCGCGGGCAGGCACCGCCGACTGAGTTCGTAGCAGACGTTGCAGCAACAGCGGCAGTGCAGGCCGTGGCACAGGCACAGGTTCAGCGAGGCGGGGCTGTGGAAATGTTCCGCAGCCTGCAGGACAGGCTGGTTCAGCAGGCCGAAACTGACAAAATAGCGCGTGAGCAGTTGGCGGTTCAGAAGGCGGCGGTTGAAGTCAATAAACAGATTCTGGGCGCGGTGTCCGGCGGATTAGCCGGCGTTGCGATCTTAGGGTGACAGAATGCCGTATCCGACGTTTCAAGAGCATGAGGACAGCCCGAAGGAATCCGGTAACAGATCCGGGCAGTTCAATCTGACTCGTATTTTCCTGACGGCGTGGAATGACCGGTGGGATTTCGTTGCCGAGCATATGCGGTCAGGGCCGTTCGGGCTGCCGGCGTCGTATAGTACGCTGTGGCCGGGTGTGCTGGCCGATTCATTCGAGATTTCGCGGGTAAGCAATTTGCCGGCGGGTTCGGTATCAGATCCAAACACGGACATCATCACGCATGACGGGACGCTGGCCGTCATCACGTTCGTTTATACGCCACTGCAGGCGGACCAGCTGCAGGCCGGAGACCCAAACGACCCGACACCGTTACCCGCGGGGACGTGGTGCACGTACAGCCAAGACAGCAACACAGAATTTCGGACGATACCAGGCCGCGGTTGCAAATGGGAATCTGACAGCGCATTGCTGCCGGCAGACATCAATCAGCAAGTGCCAGACAGCGTGACAATGCACACCGTCACGTGGAATCAGGTGCAGGTTGTCCCGTGGGTGACGTTGGGCAACATGAAAGGTTGCGTGAATTCGCTGGCGTTCAGGCTGCCCGGAAGCCCGCAGGTATTCCAGCCTGAAACGCTGCTGTTTGATGGGCTGAAGGACGAGGTGACGTTATCAACAGATGGGCAGTGGAGCACGCGCAAGTTGACTCTGACGTTTATCGAAAAGGCGGAGAAAGCATTCAGCAGCACCGCACGCACCGGAGCCAGTCCGGCAGGCACAACGATCTACGGGTGGAACCACCAGTACAGGCCAGACACGGCAGACTATGACAAAGTGCTGTCCGCTGACAGTTCAGAGACCATGTTTCAAACGTTCGACTTCAACACGCTGTGGACTTCACAGACATGACGCAGGCAGACCGCACACCGCCAGTGTTTGAGGCTGGGCAACGCCTGACAGCGGCGGCGTTGAATTCGTTGGCGCAGTCTGTTGCGCGGATTATCGACCAGCGGCAGGGAACGCAGGTTATTCAGCCGAAGCCACTGCAGGCCATATTGGTGTCTGACCTTCTGGCGGCTGTTGATAGCCTGACAGATCCGAGCACTGCGCAGGCAAGAATCCTGGCGCGCAAAGCAAATGGGGATCTGGAAATCAGCACGCGCGAGGAAACCGTCGTGAACCGTTTCGAGAACATCTCGATCGATGCTGACACCTACATCAAAATCGAATTCATTGATGGCGAGTGGCAACCATACGCAGCAGACTGCGGGCCGCAATCCGAATCATTCTC